GCAACTTGTCAATGTGCATTACCGTATGGACGTTGTAATCAGCATTTAACGTTTTTAAGCTCTGAGCCGCCGTCTGCGGCGTGGAATTGTCAAACACAAAATTACATTCGCCTTCGACAATAACGTCTTGTGCGGCTTTCCTGCGCATTTTTAGCGCGTGCTTTAGCTCCTCGCCAATGTCTTTAACGAAAACATAAACGGTTATACCGTCGGCGTTCTGCAATCCGCTTTTAATGACGTTTGACGCTTCGCTTTCTTGCCAGTGACAACGGGGAATATAAAACGCATTAAACCCGTTGCCGCTTTTCAAAAACAGCGTGCAATCCTCGTTGTTAAGCATAAGCACCGCCCCTGTACATCAAGCCCGTGTTAATAAGCCAAGTGGTGATAACGCTCTTGATTGAGTTATTAAGGCTCTGCTGTCTGCTTTCGCCACTTTCGTAGTTAACGGATATATCACCGACGCGCTCACTCGCCACGCCGTTATAAGTCGGGCTGTTCTCAATTCGATAAAGCGTTTCTGCAAGTTCACAGCAACACATTTTGACCGCTTCGGGGATTTCTGCACCCTGTAAACGGTCAAAAGTGTATTGATCTATGTAGCTTGAAGCCTTGCGCGCATAAAACGGAAATAAAGCGGGAGAAATGACCGCCTGTTTGCCGCCGAGATATTCCCGCATATAGAAATCACTGTCTGCATAGACGGTCATATAATCACCCCTTAAGAGAAATCAACAAGCAGCTTGCTATCGAGAGCAGTGATACCGTAAAGAATATCGAAGCTGATCTTGTCGGTCTTTGTGGAAGCGTCGTAGTCCATAACAACGCGGACAGCCAGACCGTCAGCGGAAGCAATAGAAGCCTTTGCCGCACCCATAGGAAGCTCAAGGGCACGAGTGACAAGGGCAAGACCGTTTCTGTGGAAACCGAGAGCGTGTGCCTTCTTAATCAGGGTCGCGCTGACAGCAGTTGAAATGGTGTACGGGATATTCTGATCTACCTTCAAAGTACCTGCGCCGCTCGAGAGCGTCAGATCTTCGGTGACGGTATACAGATAGCCGTTGACAATCAGCTGATCGCCTTCCTTGATGGTGCCTGTAGTAGCCGAGCCGTCGGAAACGGTAAACTGTGTCGCGCCTGCCGTACCCGTAACCTTGTACGCGGTCGCTGTACCTGCGGTCGCGCTCTGATTTTCGGGGCAATTCTGCGACATATAGGTGTCGCAAGTGTACACTCTGCCGATCTCGCTGTCCCTGAGTGCCTGACTGTCGCCCTTGTATGCCTGCACGGCAAAGTTATTAAGGGTGTTGTACTTGTAAAGAATTGAAGGCGGGAGCACGAGTCTGCGGTTATCGCGGGGAGCTTTGGCAACATCAAGCGCCTTGCCCACACCTGCGATGTCGGCAAGTACAGGAGTGCCGGATACGGTCGCCGAGCCGCCTGCCTTTTCAACACCTACGGCGATGAGGTCGGTGTCAACCGCCTGTGCAATAGAGGACATAGCAGGCTTTACAATCTGCTCGCTAAAATCAGCGATGTCAAGGGTCAGCTCCTTAGAAGAGATAGCGACGGTCACATCTCTGAACCTGTCCATCTTAACAGGAACGCTGCCTTCAGTGATGTCCTGAGTTGATACAGTTCCCGTGAAGTTCTTTGCTACGAACGTAGCGGGTTTTCTGACGGTGATGGTGTCGCCTACTTTCGCAAACTCAGCGGAGTAGTCGCGGTGTACGAGGTTAGCCATTGTGAGATTAGAAGTCAGCTGTAAGAGCGCTTCTTTTGCGATAATGTCGGGAGTAAGAAGGGTGTTTGCCATCAATTATCATTCCTTTCTTTTTTTGTTTTTAGTTTTCGTTGCGCCATTTCTTGTAATCAGAAAATGACATATTGGAGAGGTCTTGAATTGTTTTTGCCGCCGCTCCTTCGGTTGATTTGCCCGTGAATACGGGGTTGTCAATCGGTTCTTCGCTTGTGAAAAGATAGTCGTTTTCTTCCTTGATTTTTTCGAGCGCGGCGGTTATATCGGCGGCTTGATTGTTGCTTGCCTTGATTGCGTCGAGGTCAAGTAAGGCTTTAACCGCTTTAACGTTTTTCGCCTTGCTGTCTTTGATCGCGTTGACAAGCATATCGTTGAAGTCCCGCTCAGCCGTCTGTCTGTCAAAATCAGCTTTCTGATCTTCGAGTTGCTTGTTTAGTAACGTGATCTTGCCTTGCAGGTCTTTCACGTCCACGCCTTCAAACGCCTTCAGCTGTTCGGTTGCCGTTTCGAGCTGCGATTTATAGTTATCGCGCTCTGCTTCAATCTTGCCTTTTGCCTTGCCGATGTCCGCGCTGTTGATGTTCAAGATCGCGCTGATCTGTTCATCGGTCGCGCCTTCAAAGATTTTTGAAATTTCTTCTCTTTTCATTTTCTTGTCCTTTCTTCGCTTTCAGTTTTTTCGCGTGGTTCCTTTCCACTTCGCTTGATAGTTTCGCGCCGTTCCGGGCATATTTTGTATAAAAAAAGCACCCGCATTTCTGCAAAGTGCTTTGATTATTGATGTGATTAAATGCCAAAAGAAATATCAATACCCTGTGCAACGCCTATGTTTATTCTTTCGCGCTGTTGGGGTAGGTTCATTGCTTTTGAAAACTGCGCATACTCGCTTGATATTGCGTGATACCGCGCCTTTTCAGCGTCGATTTCTTCATCGGACGCGCCGCCGCTTTCGAGTAGTGCTATCTCTTCACGCTTTACACGCATACGTGACTCTAATAGCCGTTGTCGCTGCGTTGCCTGATACACCGTGTATTCTTTGTCCTTGTATTCACGCGGCGTGTTTTCTTCGGCGTTCATCTTGTCGAGCTGTTCATCTGTATATAGTCGCTTGTCGATTTCAGGAAAGAACGGGTTGAAATCGTGACGGCAATTCGCGCCTTTAAGTCCGGCAACGTCGCCGTAACCGCAAACGGTAACAAGCTGCTCTTTAGTGTATACTCTGCCTTGCCATAGCTGATGAGTCGGGCGTGCGCCCCTGTGCCATGTCACTTCGAAATATTCCGCACCGAGCTTTTCGGCGTTATCTTCGGTTATTCTTCCGACAACCTGATTAAAGCCCGTCATTAAGGCACGCCGAGCGGCAACGTCCACTCTATTACTGTGGATAGTCACAATGCCGTCGGGTTGTTCGGTCATATACTCAACCGATCGCAAGCCGCTGTTTGACAAATCAACGACCGCTTTTTTTATGACCGTATTGTAATCATATACGCCCGTTGTCAGACTCATCATTGCTTTGTCGAGTATCTGTTGATAGCCCTTTGACAAAGGCTGATAAACAACAGAGCCGTCAAGCTGCTTGACTGCAAATCCGAGCGACTGAGTGATATTTTTTAGCTCTCCCTTAGTCTGCTTTTCAACTCCGCGTATAAGCTGTTGGAGCTGCTTATTCTCCTTAAACGGGACAAACGATTTGCCGAGCTTCTTATAAACGGGTTCATAGCGTACATATTCTTCGGACAACACAGCGGAATATATATGGTCGATTTCTGCCGTTGATAGTTTTAATGTCCGTTGTATCGTGCACTTGATAACTTCCTTCGCTGTGCCTAATTCGTAAAGCCGGGTGATCTCCCAGTCCGACGTGCTTGTTATGTCTCTGTTAACGGAAATCCGTTTTACAAGGTCATTCAGAACATCGAGCTGCAAACCACGAAAAAGCCTTGTTAGTTTCTGCGGGATATATTCAATCTCGTTCGGTGTCATAATTCAATTTCAGCCACTTCGGGCAAGTTTCGCGCCGCTTCTTCGAGCGTTTCATTTCGCCATCTTGCGCGGTACTCATCGCGGCGGTAAGTGCCATTAGCAAGGTCTTTTCTATCTTCTTCACGTTCGGACTGCTCATCGTTGAGAAAACTGTCTTTAAACTCGCATTTGAATTCATAACCGCTCGTTGTCAGTCTATTATAAAACGCTAACCCATAGACTAACCCGTCAAGACAGGATTTGAGTTGATATTGAATATGGTTGACAGTGTTCCTCTTCCTGTACTTAGAAGCGTTTATTTCGGTCGCGGTTTTCTCAACATACTGCGGGCGGGATAAATCGCCATAAGACAAGCCAATATCAAACTCAATTGACCGCCTGTATTCTTCAAGCCCTTCAATGAAGCCGTCCTGCCGGAGCGCGGGCGAAAACTCGTTGAAGAAATCTTCACGGTCGCCGCTAACGTCTACATAGATATCGTCGAGCTGATAACGCGGGTCATTCGCTAACGAATTAGGCGCGGGCTTAATCAAGGTCGCGTCAGCGTGTATTCTGCGCTTTGCCGAGTCAAATTCATAGTCCAGCCGCCCAAACTGAATGTCGGCGCGCCTGATCTTTTCGAGCGCGGTATCATAGATCGACACACCCATTTCCGAGCCGTCGACTGTGTTGTCGTTCGGATTTCGATAATAGCCGAAAATCATCCGATCAACCGGGAAGCGCACCAATGCAACGTAGTTTGCCCATTCGCTGACCGAGTTTAGCGGTATCTCCTTGCCTAAATTCTGCTCATTGTCGGAAACATACGCTCTATTCGTTATAGTCAACCCTTGCGCGTCGAGTGTGTGACGTTCAAGGCGATAATAAACCTTCTTATTTACTTTTTTTATTTCGGGAAAAACAATGTCAGTGGGGTTGCCGTCCGCGTCCATCTGAAAGATGATAAAGCCGTTCTGTGCAATGCACTGTACTTTATCGTCCCCTAATGGTTTAATTACCATCGCGCCCAGAGCAAGCCCGCGCTGCAAATAAACGTCAAGCCGTTCCCTGACCTTATCCATTATCTTCTCGAGCTTCTCGTTGTTTATGTTGATTGACATTTCGTTTAAAGCAACGTTCGCCAGCTCTCGCACCGCCGAACTTTCGGTTCTGAGGCTAATTACCTTATCACCGTCCACCCACTCAGCTTTGCCGACGTAAGACTTATACCACACATCTATGCGTTCAGCCATATCGCTTGAAATGATAGGCTTTAGCCCTACCGCCTGTGCTATGTCTTTAATTGGGAACATACGCCTATACACCCCCTTTAACAGGTTTCTAAGCCCCATTTTTACACCGCCCTTATCAGTCTTTTAATATCGCGTTCAAAGGTGTATTCGAACGCGTCAAGGCTGTCTATGTCAGTTGACCCGTCATCGAGTCGTGTGTCTGCTTTTTTATCCTTATCCCATACCGCGTCAGATAACGCCGCTTTCAGCGTTTCGCAGCCGTCCGTATAGTAAAACCTACCCGCGCCCATTAGTCGCAAGGTGCAGCGAATACGGTCATTTATCAGGCATTTTCGCGCCCCGTGTACTCGCACCCGTGGAAATTTAGCCGCAAAAGCGTGTTGCAAGCCCCTACCGAGTACGCTTTCCGCGTTATCCCAGTACAGTGTTGAAACATCTCCAAACAAATCAAAAACCGCCTGCGCGAAATCAAGCGCAATGCGGTCTATATCGTTCGGTTCACATTCTTCAAGGTGTCGTTCACTTCTCAGCGCGATAACTTCTTGATAACCGGGTGTGTGCGCCGTTGCTACAAACGCCTGCCCCGACACCGTACCACCGAAGTCAATTCCGATGGTGATTTCTTCAAGCTGTGATCTCAAAATCTGCTTGTATGGTACATCGGGGTTGATCTGATTGACGATTTGGCAATAAAATGATTTGGGGTTGTCCGCGAATTTCCTGTAGATCGCACCTTCGGCGCGTTTCCACTTGCCCAGAATAAAGCGGTCATAATAGACCGTTCCTTCGTATTCAGCGCAAAGATTATCAATGAATTGCTGTGATAGAAATGTGTTGTCGAATATAGTATATTCTTGTAAATAAATATCAGCGTCGGAGTCAATAAATTCCTTTAACCAGTGTGTCGGATGTTCAGGGTTCAATGACCCATCAAAACAGCTATATGGCTTATCAAGTCGGGATTTCAAAAGATCGAATACTTCTCTGTTCCATTTGGCTACTTCGTCGCCGTAAACATACTTAGCCGACGCGCCTTGCAGCTTTGCAACCTGACTTTGCTTTTCTGCTCCCAGGCAATAAACATTTTCGCCGCAAATCCGCGCTATATTCCTACTGTTTATCGTGCCTACTATTCCCGCACCGTAACGTTCGCGCATTGGTTGTAAAACGTTTCTTTCAATGGTTTCTTTGGAAACTCCGATGATAAAACATAGTCCGTCTTTACCTATTCGCTCTCTAATGCGTATCGGTATAACCGCCGTCACATCAACATAGGATTTGCCCGAACGCACCGCGCCGCTTTTGAAATTCCACCGCTTATTTGCGCGGGCAATGTATTCCTTCTGTTTAATCGTGTACGGCATTGTCGTCCGTGCTCCTTTGCGCGTCTTTTCGAATTTCTGCGAGGATGTCGTCGAGGCGCTGTAGTTGTGAATTATCCGCTTCTTCCCTGTGCTTGTTACTCCAATTGTCGGGATCGCGATTATTCAGTGCATATATAATCGCCGTTGTGTTCGGCGGGATATATCTTTTGATTTTCTTTTTGCGGAAAGTGCCGTCGGGGTTTTGTATTGCTTCTTCTTCGTAAACATAAAAACCCATACAAACGTTTTTCAGCGAGTTTGCAATTTCCGCGGGAGCTTCGCGCCCTTTTTTTATAGCGTCCGCAAAGTTCGGAAATCTCTTCATCCAACTATAGAAAGTGGTTTTCCCAACGTGCATTTTATCACCGAAAATCTGTTCATCGGATAGCCCACACATCGCCCAATATTCAACTTTTTTCAGGTTTTGCTCTTCTAACCACTCCTGATACTTTGCCATAAAATCACTTTATTTCTTCTCGCTTTCTAACTTTCTTTGTTTGTATACAAGCACTCGTAATTCTTAAACTGACCTTTAGCGCCACCCATAAGGTTTTGCTTTGATTTTGCCCATATCATTTTGAACCGTTTGTCGCTGATCTTGTAAGAGCTAAAAAAGACTTGGTAAGGGCGAGAAGCTACCCAGTCGTAAAATTCTTTGTAATTGAATTTTGTTTTATTGTAACCTTCCGTGCCTTCATACGGCGGATCGCAATAAACGACGTCGCCTTTTTGATACTCATAGTCGAGATATGAACCGCAGTTTATTTCGAGCCGTTCGAGCTGTTCGAGCTGTTCGAGCCGTTCGAGCTGTTCGAGCTGTTGGAGCCGTTGGAGCCGTTCGAGCTCCATATGCGGTCGGCGTGCTTTCTTCATTTGCATATAACGTCGTAATAAAAACCTGCGCTTGCGAATATCATCGCCAATAACGTATTTGTCTATATCATCAAAATGCGCTTTGATAAATTCATCTTTAATGCCAAACACAACGTAATTGTGCAAACTGCGCTTTTGCGGTTCTATCTCTTTTGAAAACAGATAACTATTGCCGTTGTTCCCAAAACTCCAGATCCATTTAACATAGCCGTCCTGATCTTTGCGCTGCCCAAATTCTTCACGACTGATAAATTCAGGTTTAAATCGGTCATAATTAAACTCGCCGCTTATTGCTTTTTTTATCAAATTGCATAACAGCGAGTTTAGCTCGTTATAATAAACGCTGTCATATTTACCGCTTTTGACGGCGCACTCTGACATCGCTGCTCCACCGCCGAATAAATCAACAAATCTTTTCCCACGTGGAAGGAAGGTTATAAGGCTGTCAGCTATTCCCGATTTACTCCCTTGATAGGGTATTCCGTATTTCGCCATTATGGAATAAACCTCATTCCGCAACTCGGACATTCAACGTAGTTTTCTTCTTTTTCGGTGAACTCGCTGTATGCCTTATCATCAACGTTATAGTCAAACTCATCTTCCTCAAGCTCAAACCCAAATTCCGACATATCCATATCAATATTCTCAAGTTCAAAATCGAGTAAAGAAAAGTCCCACTCTGCAAGCTCGGCGGTCTTGTTATCCGCAAGTCGAAAAGCTCTTATCTGTTCATCGCTTAGATCGTCAGCCATAATGCACGGCACTTCCTGCAATCCGAGCTTTTGAGCGGCTTTATATCGCGTATGGCCGCATACAATGACATTATCTTTATCGATTACAATCGGCTGTTTAAATCCGAATTGTTTAATACTCGCCGCCACCGCGTCAACTGCTTTATCGTTCTTTCGCGGGTTGTTTTCATATGGCTTTAGTTCGCCTATCGGCTTGTTAATTATCTGCATAAACACCTTCGCTTTCTGAAATTTTAATAACGACAAAACCGCCCCATAAGGAGCGGCTTGTCGTACCATCTGTGCAATAAGGAGTTAAAAAAGGAGAAAACGGAAATCCAAATGTGCCTTGCCTGTGTTCTTTCTTCGCTATTTTAATCATAGCATATGCAAAACGGACAAAACGGACAAGTTTTCAGATCACGGATTTTTAATCACGTAGCGGTGACACGCTTTCCGTATTCCATCTTCGGTGTTACCGCCGCCGAGCGACATAGCAATTGCAAGCCACGTCTTGCCTTCTCCGTAGTGCCAACGCAGAAGCAAGCCAAAGTATTCATCACATTGCGACAAATAAAGCTCTATCGCGTTTTTTCGTTCGGTTAATGATTTTATACGTCCGCGCATTTTATCGCGTTCTAAGACGATTTGTGCCACGGTATCAGTCACGCCGCTTTTAGTGCCTACACCGTCAAAAGCCTTTGATTTTAGGATTAGCTCATCAAGCTCCTGCTCGTAGAGCAGAATATTCGCTTTAATGTGGCGGTATTGCCGAAGCTGGTTAATGGTCGTTTAGATCACTTCCTTTTTTTAGATTTTGTTGTCAATGCTGCCAAAATCAGCGTCACGAGCGTTGCGGCTGCACCAACGATCACGCCGCACCAAAATTCAGGAATGTACATACTTTCACCACCCTTTAAACATATCATTGATTATTCGGTTTCGGTTCTTTTGGCGTACTCGCTTCTTTTTGGCATATAACGCTAAATAAACCACTTTTCTATTTGGATAATTTGAAATGCGAATTACAAGCTTTTGAACCCAGTCAATTAACTGGCGTATCACTTTAATAAATGTCTTTGTCGCTTTCGATACCGCCTTGCAAAAATCATCTAGCCGTTTTTGTGCTTCGTTTGTTATTTCCATTCTATCACCTCCTCGCCCCGCACGCGCCGGGGCTTTGTTGTTGCACGATCAATTGTCACGCTGCTTTTTAATTATGAAATTGTGTGAATATGATATTAAAAACGGCAGAGGCGCGGTGCCGTGATTTGTTAATCACTCAAATCAAACGCTTGTCCGCATTGCCCGCAATAGGGAGTTTCCCATTCTATGGAAAATTCATTTTTACAAGTAGGGCATTGAAAATCAGCAGGAGTAATAAAAACACTTTTGCGTATGGGCTTGACAGGTATTTGCTTTCTCAACGCCGCCTTAGCCGCTCTGACCGCCGCCCGCAGCTCGTCGCGGTCAACGCTGATCCGCTCCTCAGTGTTTAACCTATCAAGCACGATAATAGCCTCACGCGGGGTCATTTCTTTGTCAGGCATCTGGCGTTCTCCTGTTCCATCTTTTGAATAGATTTAAAACTTGGTTTTTATAGTCGCGATCCCACGTGCTTATTGCGTCGATGATTTCGGCGCCTTGCTGATATGTTCCGTCACTGTCAAGCCTGCCCGACACGTAAAACCCGTCCTTACAAACTCTGGTAACGGTTTCCCAATCTTCGCCCGCTCTTATTCTGCCGCTTTCGTCCTCGAAAATATAGCGCAGTTTTGTACCCTCGGATATCGGGAACGGCAACTCCACAAATCGGGAGCGGTCTTTGAAAAAGTCACAATCATCAGCCGATTTTGTAGGTACTTCATCGCACACAACAAAACGAATACATTCTTTACAAGTTGGCATCACAAAGCCTCCTCCGCTAAAAACTTGTTAATTCCCGTAGTGCAGGATTTTTCGTCAAAGAATGAACCGTTGCAGATGTTGCCGAAATAAGCGCACCTTGAGCATCTGCCACCGAAAAGAAAAACCGCCAATTCGTCAATGTTCATTTCTTTTATCTTCTGAAAGTTGTTCACTCGCTCACCTCCGCTTCTATTAACCTGCCACTTAAATATAATTGCATTGTTTCAATGACAATGCAATTTAACCGTGTAGGAAGTTCATCCCAATCAACATCGTTTGATTTTGCATATGCCTGCTGTCCCGCCGTTTTCTGTGTCATAGCCCGTCGCAGCCAATCAAGGTTTTCTATCAGCACGGGAATATTCGGCTTGCCACTTCCCATTTTCAAAAAAGAATACATGAGATCAAGTTGGTCAAAGTCCCAGACTCCTTTATCGGAATAAGTTTTCACTCTCTCACCTCCGCTTTCATAAATGCAAGCCAATGTGTTTTATTGCCCCGCTTTCTCATACGATTACCGAATAGCGGCTTTTGTGGAAACAAAGGTAGTATTTCCGATAAAGGGAATTGTATCTCGCTCCATTTGAAGATTAAAACGCCGTTCGGCTTAAGTACGCGCATACACTCATTAAAACCAGCTGTCAGCATTGCACGCCAATCACCTTTTAATTTTCCGTACTTCATGGCCATAATGCTTGTGTCTCCCACCCACTGTAAATGCGGCGGGTCAAACACGGCCAGATAGAACGAATTATCATCAAAAGGCAAATCAGTAAAATCACATACAGTGTCCGGGCTTACCTCAATAAAACGTTTCGGGTAGTATTCTGTCAGAGACACAACGCGATTGTCGCAAAACTCAACGTCTGCGTTATCCTTATCAAACCAGAACATTTTACTACCGCAACAAACATCAATAATTCGTTTACTCATTGACACCCTCCGCTTCTACGACAGTTGGGGCTTGGCTTATCTCTGCCTTGACTATTGCTTTTTGCCATCCAATCAGCCCTGACCCATCAATATAATCCGCATCAATCAGTCTGCCGTGTGGTGTGGGTATTTCAGTGAGGGGATAACGCTGAATGTTGTGACCGTTATCGTATGCGCTTGCGAATTTTGTATCAATAACGAGTTCAACCGTGTTATCGGGATGGGCGAGAATAATGCACCTGTATACAGTGTCTTTCTCTCCGTTAACGGCTGAATGTTGCGGTAGCTTCATACCTTTGATGATCAGGCTCATTCCGTCACCTCCTCGATCTCCTCCGCGTTTTCAATCACAACAAACCTGTACTCCTGCTCCAAGCTTGGCTCAATGCCGCTGTCAATGTCTGTCTGTTTCGCCATCCGCAACAGCGCAATCATTATCACGCCAAACCCGACGGCCAGTCCGCCGATGATTATTCCGATCATACGTCCACCGCCTCGATTTCTGTTTCGTCTACTACCTTGCGCAACCCGGTCTTACAGTTTTCTATCGAGTACAATGTATGACCATCGTGTTCATAAAACTTTTTGATTTCCCACGGTACGCCGTCGTACATAACGACGTTTCCAACCAAAAATAATTTCATTCTGTTTCTCCTTTCGGTTTTTCGTAGCCGCAGCGCCGGTATTTCCCGATGCTGCGGATATATGGACATTTAATACAGCACCAATAGCAGATAACGGCTCCCGTTTTGCTATAGGTGCAGGTTCTGACCTCCAGCGGGTCAAATTTCCGCTTGCACTTGGCGCAGGTCTTATATTCAAAACGGGAGGTCTTCATTTGCTTCCTCCTCGGCTGCCGCGGGTCGCGTTATGACGTCCTGTGCCTCCGTGAACCGCTGTCGTTTGCCGTTGAAATCCATATCGAGCTCACAGGTGCTGCCGAATTTGTTTTTGTCGAGCGTAACAATGGTCGGCTCGGGCTTGATCGCCGCGTTGCTCTTGTCGTTGACATATTCGCGGTAGAGCAGGATGATGTAGTCGCTGTCCTGCTCGAGCCCGCCGCTCTCCTTCAGGTCGCTCATCGTGGGTTTGTCCTTGCCGCCGCGCGTTATCTGCGAGAGACTAACGACCGTGCAGCCGGTCTTTTTCGCCGCCGATTTCAGCCTGCCCGAGATATAGTCGATGCGCTGGCGGTTGTCGGGGCAGTTTCGCTTCGCGGTGACGATCTGAATGTAGTCGATCACGGTCAAGTCCGGGCGCTCCGCGTAGATCAGAGTCTCGATGTCTTCGATGTCGGACAGGTCGTCGACGATTTTCAACTGAGGATAACTGCCGACGATCTCTTTCACGGCGTCATAGTCGACATTGTGCCGGAGACAATCCCTGTAACTCAGATCCGCTTTGTCGGAAATGATGCGGTCATAGATCATCCGCGCGGACATTTCGATGCTGATGAAAAGCACCTTTTTCGTCGGGTCGTGCGTCGAGATGTTGATCGCGAATGTCGTCTTTCCCGTGGAAGGCCGCGCGCCGATCGTGGCAAGCGTGCCGCGGATGAAGCCGCCGTTCAGAAAATGATCGAGCTCCGAGAACCCCGTCGGAACCACCTCTATCGGATTATGATATTCACGGAGATACGCGTTCGCGGTGTTCGCGCCGGTCTTCTCAAATCCCTGAACCTTGTCGGCGAGAACTAAAACGTCTGCCGCTGTCGGGCTTCCGATTGCGAGATCGTTGAGTTCTGATTTCAGCCACCTCTCGCGGTGATCGGCTTTGAAGGCGGCAAGGGTGTCGTCGAGCTGCTCGGAAGCGATGAACGGCGAGATCAGCGTGTCCATCACCATCACGATATCCGCTTTGTCCTCTTCGCTGAGAGCCGAGAGATAGACCGCGCTGTCAGCCGCAGGGAAATCCTTGTACTGACCTTTCAAGGTCTTGAAGATCCCGCGCGCTTCGCCGTCGGAAAAGTATTCGGGACTCAGCTCCCGAAAAATACGGTCGCGCTGTTCCTGCTCGACCATCATAGCGGTGCCGATGATCTTATATTCAAGCTCTTTCATTCAACAGCACCCCACTTGTCGCGAAAACCGCCCGTACTGAGCTTATTGAGAAATCTCTCCCGTTTGACTTCATCGGCTTTCACAAACGCGCGATATATCTTCTGCCAATCGGGAGGAAATTTCGTTCCCGATTTTTCAAATCCCGAGCTGAATTCGCTCGCGTCGCTCCCGCAGCCTATGCGGTTATCGATCTGGTATTGCCGCACGTCCACATAGGTCACCGGGGCGGCGGCAGCGGGCTCCTCCGAAGGAGCTCGCGGAGCCGCTTTTTCCGTACAAGAGTCCGTAGGACTCTTGTACTTCTTTCTTTCTTCTATTGGGTCACGGTTGCTCTGCCGATTGTCCTTACGCTTGTCCTTACGGTTACCCTGTCGGTTGTCCTTACGTTTCGAAAGGGGCAAATCATCTTGATACTCGTTGTAATTGATGATGGTTATTTTCCGAAAATGGTTGTTTGCTTCATCAATTATTTCGCCTGTTTCTTTAAGGCTGGTGAGACATCTTCTGACTTTCCGTTCGCTCATCTCAAAATAAGCGCAAAGCTTCGGGATAGACGTGATAAAACTGCCGCGTTCTACAAACTTCCCTTTGAAAACACTATCTTTAAAATTTGCTAATAGAATTATACCGACGAAAAAGCGAAAAACGGTATCATCAGACCACCAGCCCCATTCTGTGATTTTACGGTCTATTTTTATAAATCCGCTGCTCATTTTTTTACCTTCTCGATGTATCTCCGCGCGTCGTCTACGCTCCGCATAATGATGTATTCATAGCCGAGCCGTTCGACAGCGGCTTGAAACTTCCTTTGTATTTTACTCTGCCGTCCCACGTCGGTCTTAACTTCAATAAAAACGGTCTTGCCGCCTGCGCAGAACAGCGTGAGGTCACTTTCGCCGGGAATGCCTATCACGATCGGTCTGCCGTCGAGCGTGACGAAGGTGCCGACGTTATTGCGCCGCACAATCCCCAGCTCAGACAGCGCGACACGGATATCGTTTTGAATTTTTGTTTCTTTTTCCATTCAAATAATCCTCCAACGGCGTGACATTCAACCAGCCTCTCGCTTTCTGCTGATAATAGACCCAGCCGGGCTTATAGCCGTGGATCTGCGCATAGAGCTTCAGGTCATTCACATTCCGACATTCCTGCGGCGACAAATAGCCCTTTACGCGCTGTATCTCGTTATATTTTATGAGCTCGACGTCCAATACCTCCGAGCGCTTTTCACGCCTCTCGCCCTCAAATTCATAGCCGCAGTGCGGGCATTTTCGCTCCGCGGCTCTGACTGTCGCAAAACAATCGGGGCAAACCTTGACGGGCGCGGCGCCCTTCGGCTTTTCGTGACCGTCAAGCAGCCATTCGCGATCATCATCCGGGAGTCCGAACTCGGAAACATTATTGACGTGGTCGATGATGATCGCGCGCTTGCCCTCGCGATAGCGCATACACCTCATAGACTGCTGGATGAACAGCGTCAGCGACTTGGTGGGACGCAGCAGGATGACGCACTCGCAGTCGGGGACGTCAAAGCCTTCGCTGATCAGATCGACGTTGCACAATATGCGGATCTCACCGCGGCGGAACGCTTCGACGATCCTGTCGCGCTCCGCCTTTGGGGTGTTGCCATCGATATGCGCGGCACGAATGCCGTCGGTGCTGAACCGCTCGGCGACCGCCTCGGACACTTCGATGCCCGAGAGATAACAAATCGCTTGTTTACCGTCCGCGAGCCTCTTATACTGCTTCAAAACATCGCCGTAAATGGTCTTGACGTTCTTCTGAAAGAATGAATTGATCTCGCGCTGGTCGTATTCGCCGCGGCGAATGTGGAACTTCGGCAGCGTCACCGCCGGCGCGAAATAATCGTAGGGCGACAGATAGCCGTGCGCGATCAGCCATTTCGCGGTGACGCCCTCGATGAGGATATCGTTGACGCCACGCAGCCCTTTGCCGCCCATCCTCTCGGGCGTCGCCGTGACGCCGACGCGCTTCACGTCCGGGAAAAAGTCGTATATCTTCTGATACGTTTTCGCGAGACTGTGATGGTTTTCATCGGTGATGATCAGGTCGGGCGGCTCGATGTTCGGGAGCCGCCGCGCGACGGTCTGCACCATCTTGATTTTGCACAGCGCTAAATCAACGCCCCAGCCGAGGAAGGTGTAGTATATCTGCTCACACAGCTCGCGCCGGTGAACGAGGAACAGCACGCGCTTGTCCCTGTCGGTGAAGCGCTTCGCGATCTCTGCCGTGATGACGGACTTTCCGCCGCCGCACGGCAGCACAATGCAGGGCGCGATGTAGCCGTCGCGGTACGCCTGAAACAAGCGGCCGATCAATTCATTCTGATATTCCCTCAGCCCCATCAGAACGGTAGGTCATCGTCGGTCGGGATCTCTGCGAAGCCGGCAGGATTTCCCGCGCTGTACGAGGGCTGTGAAGCGCCGCTGAGCGTCTTAGGCTTGGGAATAGTGAAATTACCCTCGCGGAGGTTTTCGAGCGAAATGAGCGTAAACGGCTGCGCCGCAAAGCCCCTCTTGCCCTGATAGTCGTATTCCTGATCACGGAAAATCATTCCGATACGTGCGCCTTTCAGAGCCGCGCCGTCCCACTCGCGTGAAAAGTCGACATTGAGGTGGTTTTCTTCTTTGATGAGCTTCAGCGCAGTTTTCATACGACGCTTTTTGTTATCGTCGTACTGACCGCCGTCGGGGTACCACAGGCGGAAAACGCCCTTGAATTTCGGGTTGTTGACGTTCGCGCTCTTGCGGTCGGCTTCAAACTTCTTCCTGTAGTAGCCGTCGAACTCACCGCCGCGGATATCGAAAAGCAGGCAAAGCGCCTTATCGGTATCCTCCGCACGGATGATCTCGACCTCGAAGGCGCCGGCGGGCAGCTTCTGAAAATCGGTGTATTCCTGTGTTTGTTCATAATCTGTAAATGGTCTCATTCTGTTATTCCTTTCATTCCGTAGTATTCTCTGATAGTGGTATCAACCGCTTTCAGGTCGTTGTCGATTTTATCGGCGGCAAACATCTCCATAGGAGTCTTCACCGTATCTTTGCCGTCGGATTTTGTGATAAAGACGTGCGAGCCGTCGTCGTTCTTCGCCATCAGCACGATTGAGAAAAGCCCCTCGACGGTCAGCTTTTCGTCGAGCATTTTGCCGATAGTTTTGGCTTTCAGCCTGCCGTCCACCGCCTCGGTATGGTGAAGAAAATACACGATGCAGTCGGGCGGCATCTGCGTGATCACAAACTGGATCAGGTTATAGAAGTGCATCGCCATTTCGGTAAATTTGGTGTAGCCGGTCTCACCCGAGCGGTTGAACAGCTCGAAGCAGAGCAGGTATTGACTGTCGTCGATAACGTAGCACCTGAACCTCTTTTTGCTCATATTGGCGATGATCATGTCATAGGACACATTGTCCGCCCGGTGAAGTGAAGATCCGTTACGGAACGGCAGCGGCTTGCCTGCAACGTTGTAGATCACGACCTCGTTCGGCGCGAAGTTGCGCAGAGAGGTGGATTTCCCGCTGCCGCTTTCACCCATAATCAAAACAGGGAGTCCCATTTATTCTTTTTCTCCTTTCTTGTATTTAGGTTTTGTCCCCGTGATTTCCCCTGTCAGTTCAAATGGGCATTCTTCGGGAAGTCCGGGTATAAACGGATTGTAAATCATCTGATTAGTTAACCTGCACCAGAAACGCTTTAAATCGCTCTCTGAGCGGCAAAACGGACAGTAATGACATTTAACCTTATCCTCGGGAAAATGCACCACAAGGCTTGCTACGGCGTTTGTGAAGTATGTTACGCCATTTTTAAATTCTTCTGCCATCAGTGCGCTTCTTCCTTTCGTATTCCGAACAGTTCGAGAAAACAACTACCTTCGATGTCGGAATTTCTGAACGTTTGCGAGGGGTCAATTTCGCACAGAGTAAAGACTTCCTCGGGTGTGAAGCCCTGAACGCAATCGGCGTGGATTGCTTCGTCATCGGCGACTTGATATATTTCGTCGCCTTCAAAAATATCCTGCTTACATACCGAACAGTACCCCACTACGCGCTTTGCGTTCTCAGCGTTCGGACACATATTGTGGCAAGGTGTCTGTCTGCACATCTCACACATTCTGTTTCTTCTCCTTTCGCGCTTTGAGCTTTAGGGTTACACTAAGACGCTCAATTAAGACGTTCAACTTCTCGCTCGCGTCGGAATAATCAAGATAGATAACAGCAGTATAATCAGGGTTTACCTCAGCTCCCCAGCCTTCCTCATATATTCGGGCGTCAAGTTGACAAGTGTGCCCGTGAAAATCTACGAGCACCGTCGGAAGGTTGCCCGTCTCTTCTCTGCACGTTTCCACATTGTTGATTTGATAACACATCTGCATTATCTGTGTTAATTGTTTAGATATCGTTTTGTTCTCCATGTTGTTCTCCTTTATTTAATTTTCGACCATTGCAAAGTCCTTCCGCGCTGATCTGGAACGTGTTCGCGTTTAAGCCCGATAACAATGTCAATAGCATTAAGATCATCATATATGGTTTGCCGCTGTACCTTTTCACCGCTGTACCGCTCAAACATTTGCTGTATTTGTTCCACGGTTACGGGCTTGTCGTTCGTCAAAAAGTATTCGGTTAGCATGATGACACGTTCTTTGTTAAAATGTGCCATTTTTTAACTCCTCTTGGTATTGACTTTCCTTGATTTTATCGTTATAATATGATTAATGTATTTACCAGACTACAGATTGTGATATTCGGACTAGACCGTTTCAGAGTTGCCGCTCTGAGCGGTCTTTTTCTTGTGATAACGTTCGTGTTGCTGCTTTGCACTTCTCAGAGCGCAGCCGAAACATTCGGTATGCCCGCTCAATGTGTGTTCGTCCTTCTTTCCACACCTGACACAGACTTTCAAGGCTTTGCAGCTTTCATAATAGGCTTTCCGAACGACCGCTTGTTTGGCTGCACAATCAGCGCAGTAAATAAGCCCGCGTTCTATTCGTTCATCAACTTTCCCACACCGCCGACATTTAAACTCTGTCACGCTGCCCCTCCAGACCGATATAACTGATCTCGCATGCTGCCGGAGTTCCTACAGTGTGATAGATATATGCTGACTCAGCGCGTGCGCTCATTTCGGTGAAAAAACGCTTGATAAACCTTCTGATCTTATATCCCGTAGTCGGCTCGATCTCACCCTTCCAGAGCTTCAGCGCGGCGCGGTTCATTCGTGTGCGCCCTGTCGTGCCGTCGTCGGGCAAAGGCGCCTTGATTGATTTGATGTTGCCGTGTTTGTCGAATTTAATTTTTACTGTCATTTTGTTTTTCTCCTTTTCAATTAAAAATTAAAAATTTATGTTCTCCGACGCTTTTTGAAGAAAAAGCGCGGGGTTCATCTTTATGTACAACGCTATGTTAAAAAGGTCAATCAAGGTCAATTCTTCGGGGTGGTGTTCAATTCTTCGGTTGCCTGTTGCGTAGCTGGAGAAGCAATTTTTTTTCAATTCCGACTTTGAAAAACCTTTTTGAGCGGCAACTGCGACGATACCTCGAACGAAATCTCGCCGCGCATTTGCGTTTTTTTCAATAATAGTCATTTCCGTTCTCCTAAAATCAGGGTGCCGCGCCACCCTTGCCCCAAAATATTCTTCAAAAGGAGTTCATACTATGCAATTAACACCATCAGTATATAGTCAATCCTTATCGCGGGTCGGATTATGAAGCTTATTCTTCGGTTACTTCCTGAAAGCGGCAAATCATACCCTTTTTAAAAGCCTTATACCCTTTCATAGTCATTCCTCCTATTTCATCCTGAATTGATAAATCAGCCACATAGCCCTGATGTATTCGGGCTTAGTGGTGTGAGGGTTGCCCAGAGCCGCGCACAAGTCCCATAAAGGACAGCACGGTTTCCCGCAGTCCCGGTTATCGACTTTTGCGCAAACCCTTGACAGCTCGTTGCGCATATCGGATGTTGTTATTCTTCCTACTTCCATTTTTTCTCCGTTCATTGTTCGGGGGTTCCGAACGGGGGTTAGTTAGGCGGTCTTTCCTAAAAGATACTCTGTTGAAGTGCCAAAAATATCCGCCATAAGTTCAAGTTTGCTTTGGGGGATTTTACCCTTTGCTACCCAGTTATAATACGTTTTTCTGCTTACACCAAGCATTTTTGAAAACTCGTTTTTACTCAATCCTCTTCTCGCTCTTTCCGCTTCAATATTCGGATAGGATAACGCCGTCATCGTTTCACCTCAATTCTACCCGTATCGGGTTGTTTGATTATATGATATACTCATTTTGGGTAATTGTCAAGCAAAAAAATGCCCAAAATGTGCATACACAAATTGTGCAATTCTCCCAAAGCGAGTTATTTCACACAAAGAGTATTGACATATTACACATTCTGAGTAAAATATATAATATAAGGGGGGTGTTTTCGTGAACAGAATTACCGAACTGAGAGAAGAAATGCAGAAATCAAAAGCGCAGGTTGCAAGGGAATTAGAAATGCCATATACAACATATGTTAATTATGAAAAGGGCTGTCGAGAGCCCAATTCAGAAGTATTGATACAAATAGCAACATATTTCGGCGTAACAGTAGATTATTTAATAGGGCGAAGTAATACCCGCTATGTGCGCAACATATCTGCTGATAACCTCATTCCATTGAAGCATATAATTAGAATACCGATAATCGGTCAAATCGCTTGCGGTATGCCAATTCTCGCGGAACAGAATTATGAAGGGTTTACTTATTGCCCCGACACGGTAAAAGCTGATTTTGTGTTAAAGTGCAAAGGCGATAGTATGATTGACGCAAATATCCAAGACGGGGATTTTGTGTTTATTAAGGAAGCGCCCATTGTAGAAAATGGCGAGATCGCCGCTGTAATTATCGGCGATGAAGCCACATTGAAAAAAGTCTACTATCAAGATGATACTATCACGCTATTACCCGCAAATTCAGCTTATGCCCCTATGGTTTATAAAAAGCAGGAAATAAACGATATTCGCATTTGTGGAAAAGCTGTTGCAATTCTACATCATATTCAATAAGTCAAAAGCATTGTCCCATAATCAGGACAATGAATAACCATTTTGCGGACGCTCGCAAAATGCAAACAAAATAAAAAAAACCGCCCTACCCTGTTGGCGCAGGATAGAGCGGCGATCACCACACGCAGGGCGC